GTGGTTGAACCTTGGCAATGTCAGGTAATATACCTATTTCTTCTCTACATTCTCTAAGCAGTGTCTCAATAGGACGCTCACTCTTTTCAGCTTTGCCTCCCCAAAAACTCCAAGTTAGTGGGTGACTGCTTCGTTTGCTTCTTTGCTGTAACATTATTCTGCCTGTGTCTAAGGCGAGAAAACAACAGCCACTTGCTTGTATCATAGGTATGTTCGCCAAAATCCAGAGTTGTATGTTCCCTCAAATGCATTAACCCACTCAGTGCCGTTGTACTTGAGTCTGTCGTTTGTAGTTGTATTTGTTGTTTGCTGTACGGTCGCCGCGTTAGCAATAGCATCGAAACTAATATCCCATGCCGTTCCGTTGTATTGTATAATATCGTGCTTCTTGGCTACACTGCCCAACCAGCCTGTGCCTCCTGCTACGTCTTCTGTTAGCAGATATCTGTCGCCAGCAACTGCCGCAGATAACGTTCCGTCGCCTGGTGTATTAGTTTGTGGATTGATTGCCGCATCTACCGCAGTTTGAGTAGTAGTTGGGAAAGTAGCAGTGTCCATTGTAATATCTAGTAAGTTAACATTTATTGTATTAACAGTGATGTTTCCTATAATATCTCCAGTAGTAATACTAGGGTCATTGGTTTGTTTTAATCTAAGTTGACTTATACCGGCTCTAAATTCTCCAAACCCTTTGTATACTTCTACCCAATTCAACGGATTGCCGTCTGTTCCTAAATTTGTATTATGTCTGTTCAATAGTTGTGCAGTACCTTTACCATCTGCACTCATTGAAAATGCCATTTTAAAGTTTTCTAGTGTAACAACTTTATAACTGGTAAACAATGGTGTATAGCTACCACCTGCTCTGAGTGCAGAGAGAGCATCTTCATCTACGTCTTCGATGTTGTCAATGATAGTGTGTATAATCGATTGTTTAGTAACTTTCGCAGGAGGATTAATTAGTACAGGTAAAGTAAATGTCATAGTACTGATGTCAATAATGTCATCGACGCCACTTGGTATTGCTCTCATACTCCATGTACTGGCAATTAATTCAACGTAGCTTAGTGTACTCCAATCCAATGGATTATTACTAGTGTGTATGTTTAGTGTAGGGTTAAACAGTACTAGTATTTGTTCTAGTAGCTGTAGTTTTTGTTCTGTGTTCGATGTCCATACATCTACTTGCATAGTTAAATTGTAAGGAACAGGTTGGTGTCTTTTAATATTATAAGTATTGCCCTGTTCATTTATGTATGATCCTGTCGCTTCATCGAAACGTTTTTCAATGACTGGTACATTCTCTTCGTATTGTGCATATGTTCTTCGGTCGGGTGTGGTTTCAAGTCCTGTTACATGACAACTAATAAACGGTGTTGTTTGTGTCATATTCTCAGAATTTTCTCTTACTATATGTGCTGCCATTCTACTAACATCACCATAACGCACAGGCGCAGTTTGATAAACTACATTACCTTCAGCATCGCTGTGCATTGCAACTTGAAATCCTGCAAAAATACGAATAAACTGTTGGATATATCTTCGCAACTGTTTGTCGTAGAAATAAGGCACCGCTGTTATTTTATTGGATGTCTTGGCCATTATGTGTTATCCGCTTTTGTTTTGAGTACTTTGCTCATAGCTGTTTGTTCTTTAAACTCTTGATCATCTACTATAGTAGTACGTGCCGCATTATTAATAAATCCACTTGCATTGTATGTACGATCTGTCCAGGTTTTATCACTGATGTTGTCATAAAGTCTATGCCATTTGCTTCCACGTCTTGCAAATAGTCTATTAGGATTAAAGTCGTTTCTTATAAAGTAATCGCCTTCGTTTGGATCGCTTGGGAATTGATCTCCGATGTTAATTGCTTCGCCATGTTTATAAGTATCGTCTCGGTTAACAATACCTCCAGCAGTGGCATCATCATATCCGAACAAATGATCTACTAGACTTTTACCAATTGGATCTTCTTTATCAGCCGCAGATACAATAGCATCACTAATATTAAATTCTGATTTATATGTACTGAGATCATTTTTGAGACTGTTTGCATCATCACTGTCGCCAAGTATATCGTAGTACTCTTGACTGTCTGTGAGTGGTGATAGTTTAACACGCCAAATATGTGGATACCACGTTTGACTAAATCCTTCTGCACCTCTATTCGCATCGTTAACAACATAATATTTGTTGATAGCTTTTTTATCGTTGCTGAGTAATAGTGCATCTCTTAAATGCGGCAACTCTAAAACATCTCCGGGCATAAGTTTTCTACCCATAATGTCAACCATTTCGTTCATGTGAAATGACATATACAACTGGTCATTACTGAGGAACAACCCGAATTGTGTTAGGTCAAAGTCTGTATCCTGCACATTGTATATGCCTCTGAGGTCAAAAATATCTTTGTCATACTTGCGGTCTCTGTTCTCCATAAACAGCAAGTCTTGTATTTTTGTCTCATTTATAACACCGCCTATGTTAATCTCATCTCCACTAAGTGGATCTACTTCTGCTCCGCTTAGATAGTTGGGCTGGCTGGGGTCGTTCTTATCATTACCTACTGCTGGTCCTATGTATTTGTGTACATGAACTCCAGTACCTCCAATACTAAACTGTTCACGAATGGAGTTATCCATGTAGTGGTAATCGTTAGTTTTAGTCGGTTTATATAAAGTCAATCTTGGCATACAGTTATTTATCGTGAATAAAAAGTAAATAAGATAAAGTTAGGTGTTGACACCATGATGTCTTATTGCTATAACAGTATTAAGAAACAATGTAACAGAGAAGGAAGATAACATGCAAACTCAGTTAAGCACAGCAGAGACAGGCACTGGAATTTGGAACCGTTATGTTAATAAAGCAGGTTCAGATAATTCGATTCGTTTTAGCTTCGAGCGTGAAACACGCAACGGTGAGTGGGCTTACGATCTTCCAATTTGGAACATTAGTTATACCGAAGATGGTTATAATTATTCTTACGTGGGTTGTGTAACAGCATTTCCAGGAGATGGCGTTAAAGCTACTATAAACGGAACCACTACAGTTGAAGGTACAGATCCGTTTACAGTGTTTGAAAAAGCAGTTATTAATGCAGATGAAAGTGCATGTGAGGCAATTTGGTATGCAGATCCAAAAAATGCATAACCCACAAGGGTTGACAAATAATTTAAAGATGCTAAATTAGTAAGTAGGCATAAACCGCAGAGGAGACGAACATGGCTAAAGTAAACAAAATTACAGGTCGAGTAGTTAAAAAGAAAGTTGTTACCAAGCGTATCAGTAAACGTGGATTGCAAGCACCTGGGTTTGATGGCTGGGAAAACATGAGCGGCGCAAGGTTTAGTGCTCAGAAGCGTAGTAATAACAGCTTCTGGTATATGAACTACAAGCACAATGAAAATATTGAACACTGCTTTGAATGGATGAAGACTGCTGGATATGACAAAGCAACAATCAACAATGTGAAAAAAGCAACCAAGCACGAAAGTTTGCTTGGCATTATGTGTAAAATGTTGTTGGATGGCTGTCCTGATTACAATGAAAAAGAGCAAGATTACTGGCAAAGTTGCCCGGGCACAAATGGTGACATCAAGCCAATGACCGAATGGATTGGCAAAAAGATTAGATACTACGATGAAGTAGGCAAAGGTATTGTTGAAGAGAAAAAAGTTACAACTAAAAATGTATATGTTCCTACTATACAAGATAGATTGTGTGAGGCTGCAGGAGATAAAACTGAGGAGTTGGATCAATGGCTAGACGATTGGCTGCGTGATCCTAAAGCAAATCCACTTAAAGATAAGTCTCCGATCAACTTGTTTAAAGCCAAACAAGTTAATTTAGGACACTTGCGTTTCGTCTCAAATTGGTTTATTGGCGGATACGAAGAACTGCTAGAACTAGCTAATCTTCCTACACCCAAGCAACGTGATGATATGGAACAGCAACTAGCTGAAGGATATGAAACGTATAGTAAAGCACAGATAAAAGAACTAACAGACTTTTACAAGCGGCTACATGATGCTATTGATATTATGAAAGCAGAGCAGAAACAAACTCGAGCAGTTCGTAAACCCAAAGTTAAGAGTGCTCAGGATCTTGTCAAGAAGCTAAAGTTTAAGTCTAGTGATAGTGCGTTTGGTATTGCTAGTATTAATCCTAGTGAAATTGTAGATGCTAATGCAGTGATTGTGTTTAATACTAAAAACCGTAAACTTGGCATATACTATGCAGAAGAAAATTGTACTATCACAGTCAAGGGAACTACACTGCAATTCTATGATGAGAAGAGAAGTGTACAACGAACTGTGCGTAAGCCAGACGAGATTCTACCACAGTGGAAGAAAGTTACTAGACATAAAGTACCAACACAGTTCGACTACCTAAAGACAACGGAGACCAAACTCAACGGACGCTTCAATGACGATACTATCATTCTAAAAGCATTCAAATAAATACTTGTATGTAGGAACGGATAAATATTATTATGGCAAAGAGAAATGATTTAACAAGAGAAATAGAACTACGTTTAGGCGGACAGATGGTGGATGTTGAACTCGACCCTGAACACTATTCGTTAAGTATTGACAAGAGTTTTGACAAGTATCGACAACGTAGTGAAAACAGTGTAGAAGAAGCTTTTGTTCCGTTAGCTGTGGCAACGGATACCAGCGAATACACACTAGATGATAGTGTGGTTGATGTATATGATATCTATCGACGCGGTAGTGGAACACTAACAGGTAATGGTGCTGACATTGAACCATTTGAGAGTGCATATCTCAATAGCTATTTGTTAAACTCTGGCAGAGCAGGAGGCATGGCAACATTTGATGCACTTGCACAGCACAGAGAAACACTAGGTAAAATGTTTGGTGAACAAATCATGTTTACTTGGAATACTGTTACTAAGAAATTATTTTTACAGAGAAAAATTAAAGCAATAGACACTTACTATCTACATGTGTACAAGCACCGTACTGATGAGGAACTACTAAAAGACCCTTACAGTGGTCCTTGGTTAAAAGAGTATGCACTTGCACAAGCTAAACTTATGTTAGCAGAAGCCCGTGGCAAGTTTAATACTATTGCAGGTCCACAAGGCGGTACTAGTCTTAATGCTGATGCACTACGTAACGATGCACAAATGTCATTGGACAAACTAGAAGACGATCTTAAATATTATGCTGAAGGTCAAATGGGTCTTGGTATAATAATAGGATAGTAATATGAAAATTTACGAAGTTATAAAGCTAGGTGGGAAACCAAAAAACAATACTGAACAATTTTTACAGGATTATTATGCTAATACAGAAAGTCATCCATTTAATGCCAGGGTAAGAATTTACAACGGCGCCATGTTAGAAATTGGCCCGTGGGATAACGAAATACACATCAGTGATATTACAAGTACTGCACCGAGAAGTGGTGCTGGTACAGCAGGTATGAAATTTTTAACATCACTAGCAGACAAGCATAATGTTAAACTGGACCTTACTGCTAAAGCATATTCAAACGACCCTGAGAGAATTGGCGATACTGAGCAACTAGCCAGATGGTATCAACGACTTGGGTTTCAAGTTGATCCAGACAACATGCCTGACGATGACTTAGATGACTTCGAAGGCCTTGACCAAATTGATATGAAATACTGGCCCGGCACAATATAGGTTGACATTTTTCAAAATTTACGCTAAACTGTAAAGAACAAGAATTTACGGAGTAACGTATGATAATAGGAATATGTGGATTAATTGGTAGCGGTAAGGGAACTGTTGCAGATATTTTAGTCGAGAATCACGGATTTGAAAAACTAAGTTTTGCTGACAAACTAAAAGATGGCGTAGCAACTGTGTTT